GCACCTCCGGGCGCCCTGTGGATAACCAAAGAAACGGTGGCCCCGTCACCAGCTCCGGCGCACGACGGACGGTTGCAGGACCTCGATCACCGCAGCGTGGCAGCGCCTGCGCAGGTCAGGTGTGATCGTCTTGGTCCCTCGGATGCTGTTGCACAGCCGGTGGGCGTGGGCGACGTTGGTCGGGTCTGTGCAGGACCCGCCGTAGGCACGCGGCACTAGCTCATCGAGTGCTGATCCGAGCGGTGCCCGCTGGTGGTCGGCGTCGAGGTCGATGCGCAGGCCGCACAGGTGGCAGCACGGCTGCGTCGCCCGAACGTGAGCTATGAGCTTGCGCCGAGCGTGGGACTTGAGCGGGTGGACCATTCGGTCAGCCTCCCCGGTAACGCAAGAGCGACCCGGGCGCAGGGCCACGGGTCGCACTCAACTGCTGTAGACCTATCATGCAGGTCAGCGCATTGCAAGTACCACGAGGCTACGAGGCTCGGCGTTTGCGTTGTGCGTGGGCTTTGGCCTCAGCGATCAGGCCCGGCGTGATGCGGCTGGTGCCGTTGGCCCATGCCCGACAGATCGCCTCATGGGGCATGACCTTGTGGTTGCGGCGGAAGGTCTTGCACTGGCCGCACAGACGACCGCCGCTGTCGGCCAGGTCGACGTCGAGCCCGAAGCGGGCACAGTTGGCGCAGGCCTGCCGCTTGGGTTGGGCTAGTGGTGGCTCTGGCCGGAGTCCTGCGCGCTGGACTCGGCTGCAGGCGGTGAGGAGCCATGCCATGGTCTCATCGAGTAGGGCGAGGGCTGCGTCTGCTTCTCGGGTCCACTCGTCGGCGTCGGCGATCGCTTCGGCTGAGGACATGACCGCTGAGGCGGTCGGGTCGGAGTGGCTGCCCTTCGGTGCCCGGCCTTCGCCGCTGGAGCGGATGGCGGCATGCGCTCGGGCTTGGCGGTGCTTCTCTGCCACTATTGCATTTATGTCATGCGGAATGGTGTTTAGCCATTGTGCGCCGATCTCGATATTTAGGATGATCTTGGCCCGGTCGGAGTTGTTCATGCTGCCACCCTCGGGTGGCGGCGAATCATGCGGGTGCCAGTCTTGCGGGCGTATCGACCCCGGATCATCAGGTGACCGCCGTCCCTAGCCGTTCGGATCATGCCGCTAACTGTTTTTGTTTTCAGGCCCTGCGCCTGGGCCACAGCATCGCACACCTCGGCCATCGGTGTCCACGAGTCGTAGACCCTGGACCATACATCACGCCAGGCCTCGGCGTAGGCGCAGGGCCTCGTGGGGTTGAATCCGGGCCACAGCTCAGGTGGGTCCCTGGGTGGGTCCCAGACGGTTGGGTTTTTGGTCGTAGATGGGTGGTCGCTGAGTGGGTCCGCCGGTGGGTCCCGGTGGGTGGGTCCCCCCTTCGGGGGGGGGACCCACCGAAACCACCCGAGACGACCACCGTCGGACGAGCCCACATCAGGTGGGTCCGGGACCCACCGGGACCCACCGGGACCCACCGGGGTAGTTAGGGTGCTTTTGGGGTAGTTATCCACAGGCTCTAGAACTCCTCGGAGAGGTCGGACAGGTGGGTGGGGGACGGGGTGTAGGGCTTGGTCAGGGTGTGGAGCTGGGACCGGTTCGGCCCCGGCCGGGTGTCCACGTACCCTTCCTCGATCAACAGGCGCAGCGCCTCAGCGACCCACTTCTTTTTGCCTGACACGTCGGCCAATATGCCATTACGAGTGGGGTAAATCCCTGAATCGTTTAGTGTCTGAATGGCGGTTGCTACTTGCTCCATTAGCGTCGTTGGCCGGGTGCGTAGTGGGCCGTCGGTGTCGGGGCACATGATGCTTAGCGACACGTCGCCGTCGTGGTGTGAGCTGAGCTGCAACACGCCTACGGTTTCGCCCCCGGCTGCGTAGCCTCGGATGTGGCCGGGCCGGTCTTTGACGACGGTGATGCGGCTGGTCCCGGTTCGGCCCAGGCCGAACGGTGATGTGACCTCGAGCCGGTAGACGGCTCCGTCGACGCCTGCGAGCTTGTGCTGGGCTCCGATGCCGTAGCGGCCTCGGGCTTCGCGGTCTTTGGCTACGTGGTCGATGAGCACGACGGCGCAGCCGTGGCGGGAGATCCGGCGGGGGAGTGCCAGGAGGAACCGGGCGGCGTCGTCGTTGTCGTTGATCGACCATCCGTTCTGGACCATGACCTCGGTTACCCCATCGATGATGGCGAGGGTTGGGGCGTGGTCGACTAGGAGCCGTTCGAGGGTGGCGATGGCCACGGGGTCGATCGGGTCGTCTGGGCGGACGTAGTGGAGCCGGTGGAGAATGGCGTCTCGGTCGACACCGAGCGCCAGCATTCGGCCGACGATGCCGGAGGCGTGGTCCTCGAAGTCGAGGTAGATGACGTGCTCGCCTTCGGTGAGACGCTCGGCGGCGGCAGCACATGCCAACCAGCTCTTGCCCGATTCAGACTCGGCGTTGAACGCGTGGACGCGCCCGGCGTAGAGGAGCTGGTGCCCGTCGTCGCGGGCCAGCATCGTGGGCTCGGGTGGCCCGTCTCCATCCAGGGCCGCAGCGAGGTCGACGGGGGTCCAGGTGGTCCCGGCGTCGTCGGCGGGTTGGGCGGCTGCGAGGCGCTGGAGTTGGGCGAGGCTGGTGTCTAGGTCGCCGTTGCGGGCCGAGTTGGCCGCTTCTAGCGCCCCGCTGAGCAGCGCCCGCAACCGGGCAGTGTGGATGATCCGCCGGGTGTAGGCGGGTGCGCTGGTCGACAGGGGAGCGTGGGTGACTATCGACAGGAGGTCGCGCCCGTCGAAGCCGCCGTTGCCTCTCGGTGGGACGGTGACCGGATCGGGTTGCTCGCCGGCGGCGACGGTCTCACAGATGGCGGTGTAGATCGCTTGATGCCGCGGGACGTAGAAGTGCTCGGGCTCAAGGCCGAGTCCGAGGACGGTCTCGGCTGCGGTCATCGAGTAGAGCATCACCCCGAGGACGCCGATCTCGGCGTCGGTGTCGTGGGGTACGTCTTGGCGGCGGCGTCTGGTCCGTGGGATGAGCCCTTCGGCTGCGGCTTGTTCTTCGAGGACGTGGAGCGGTTCGAGGTCGTGGTCGACGGCCTGGGGCGTACTCACCCATCGACCCCCTGGCTCTGCCGCCGTGCCCGCCGTGCCCTCTCCGCTGCGAGCCGAGCCATAGCGCACTCGTCACACGTCGGGATGCCCTGGCGTCGATGCTCCACCGCACCCGCCTCCGTGCCGTGACGGATCGGACGTTTGCCCCGGATCTTGGCCCGCAACCGTTCCCGGTCGGTCGTGCCACCCCAGATGCCGTGCTCGTCGTGCTCGATCGCCCACGCCAAACACTCGGCCTGGTGCGGGCAGGTGCGGCACACGTTGACCGCATCGGCCTCAGCCCACAGGTCGTGACGGGACGGGAACCAGTCGAGACCGCTACCACGACACGCCGCCTCCGGCCACACCGGCACCGGGTCGGAGACGAGACCGGCCTCGGCACGCTTGCGGGCACGCTCCCTGCGCTGTCGCTCAGCGTTGCGCTCTCGGCGCTCGTCATCGGTCATCACAGCGCCAACACCCCCCGTCGTGCAGCCACCCGCCGATACGCCGCCTCATCGACAGCACGGCGCACCGCCAACAGCCGGCGGCGATGGTCGACGGGCCACTCGTCGAATGTCACTGCACCCGCTCCCGCTTCTGTTCGCGGTGCACGATGAACGACTGGCGGGCGGCCTTCCGGCCGGTGCGTGATCGGAAGGAGCATGTGCGGGGTGCTCACGCCGAGGCCCCGAACAACGTCCCCTCCCGCACCTTGTTCTCGGCGTTGCGGATGTTCGTCACGGCGGTATGCCAATACGACGGCTTGAGTTCGCACCCAACGAAACGCCGACCACACTGGATCGACACGTAGCCTTCCGAGCCGATCCCACCGAACGGAGACATCACCAACTCGCCACGGTTCGACCACAGCCGCACCACCCGTTCGATCAGGTCCAGTTGCAGCGGGCAGATGTGCCGTTCGTCGGCCGCCTCCCGGGCGACCGCTGTGTTCAGTGTGTTCGTCTCCTTGATGTCGAACCACGCCCCGGCGAACGGGCCGGCGTCGATCGAGTCGAACGGCCCCTCGTCGGTCGTCCAGATCGGTGCCGCCCATTCGGTCCACTCCGGGCGGGTGCACTCCGGCTCCACCTGGACCTTATTCTCGCCGGGCTTGCGGAAGATCAGCAGGTAGTCGCCGAGCGCCGGGCGGCTGGCCGCCGAATCACGCTCCAACGTCGAGAACGACAGGACCGCAACCTTCTTCACGATCTGCTGCGCCTGCGGGTTCTTCCAGATCGTCACCTCGCCGTAGAACGTGTACCCGGCATCGATGTGCGCCCGGATCAGGTCCCCCCGAAAGTCCGACAGGCCGACCACCCCGTCTCGCCACTTCTGCGTCGCGATCTGCTGGCAGTGCACGGCGACGATCCGCCCCGGCTTCACCACCCGGAGCACCTCGTCCAGGATGAACCGGTAGTGCTGGGCGAACTCGTCCATGCTCGTGCTGTTGCCAAGGTCCCGGTCTGACGGGCTGTAGGTGTAGAGGCTGGCGAACGGCGGCGAGTAGACACACAGGTCAACCGAATCATCGGCCAACTCGGCCAGCCGCTCGCACGAATCTCCGAGCATCATCCGCCACCCCTCCCCCTCGGCGTCGTCGGTCACGTAAGGCTGTGGATCGTTCATGCGTTCACTCCCTGTCGGTTGGATTGGATTGCCGTCACGAGACGGTCAGTCATGTCGGAGGCGGTGCGCTCCTTGGCCCGCACGTTGGCGACGATCTCCGCTTCCAGATCGGAGACGACGACATGCACGTCAACGGGCTTCGTCTGGCCGAACCGCCACGATCGGCGGATCGCCTGGTAGTACGCCTCGTAAGAATCACCGATCCCGATGAACACCTGATCGGCGGCGTGCTGGAAGTTGAGCCCGAACCCGGCGATGCTCGGCTTCGTCACCAGCACCCGCACGTCACCGGCCGCGAACCCCTCGATTAGTTCGAGCTTGCGGTCCGGGTCCAGCGTGCCGTACAGGTTCTCGGCGCCGGCCACCGCCGACGTGATCGCCGTGGCCTCGTCGTTGAGCCCGCACCATGCGATGGCCGGGCGGTCGTGGTCGAGTAGTTCGGCCGCACGGGCCACCCGCTCCACCATCGTCGACTTGCGGACCTTCGCCCGCCCACCGACCCCGCCGATCCCGGTGGCGAACAACTGCCCCTCAGGTGCCTGGTTCACGTCTATGACGTGACCGTGAACCCGCAACGGAGGCAGCTGGTATCCGAGGTCGTCGTCGGGGTTGCCGGTGATGTCGGACGGGTGCCGTGCGGCTACCGCCCACCCGGCCATCCACTCGTACATGGCGGTGGCGGCGTGGCCTTTGAGTCGCCAGCCGGTGTCGTCGTGCACGAAGTAGGCGGCCAGCATCTCCACCCGGGACATGGCCCCGAGGAACTCGGCGTGGTTGGCGAGTTCGGTGTGGTCGTTCGGGGCCGGCGTGGCGGTGCACGCCAGCCGGTACGGCACCTTCGACCACCGATCCACGAGGGCCGTGCGGGTCTTGCCCTCATGGTTCTTGAGGATCGACGACTCGTCGAGCACGATCGCCCCGAACGTCTCCGGGTCGAACGCGTGCTGCATCTCGTAGTTTGTGATCCACAGCCCGGGGCCGGTGATCTGATCAGGGTGCCGCACCACGGTCGCCGCGAGCCCGAGCGCCGACGCTTCACGGGCGGTCTGTGCTGCGATCGACAGGGGACACACGATCAGCGCCGATCCGCCCTGACGCATCACGTCGGCCCATGCCAACTGGATGCGGGTCTTACCGAGGCCGGTGTCCAAGAAGGCAGCGGCCCGGCCCCGACGGCACGCCCACCGCACCACGTCCACCTGATGGGGGAACAGTGACGGGTGGAGTTCTCCAGGGTCGATGCCGTCGTCGTGGACGGTCCGCTTCTTGGCGGCGAGGAAGTCTGTGTATGTGCTCATGCCGCTGGCCGATCTGCGTCGAACGCCCGGACGAACCCGAGCCCCACCGCATCGCACGGCACCCACGACTCATCGGCGGTGAGCCGGTGCGTAACCCGCACCTGCGTGCCGTGGTGGCCGACGGAGACAGCGGTGCCACGCTCGGACTCCCAGCACAGCTTCCCCTTGCGGACCAGCCGGCCCCAGCCGAGCGCCGCCCCGAACTCGGCGGGGGTCACGGCCTAGCTCCGAACAGGGCCAGCAGCGCCGCCTCGGCACGGCCGTCGTCTCGCACCCGGGCGAACGTCCGCACATGCTCGGGCCACGTCTCGATCGCCCGCTGACGGCTGGCGTTCTTGTCCGACGACAAGCCCAGCGCCCTCTTCCACGTCGACGGCGGCACCAGCCGTACCGGCACACCGAGCGCACCGAGCGCACCCAACACGGCACCGTGGCCCTCAGCGAACGTCCACACGCTGGACACGCCCTGTCGGGGCATGGCGTGCACCTTCTCCACCACGGCCAAGGCGAACTCGTCGGGTGCGTAGTCCCGCACCATGTCGGCCACCAGGGCGCCGAGCGGGTGGCCGGTCGCCTCGGGCATGTCGTGCACGTCGAGCAGCCCGAGCTGGGGGTGCAGCACCGCCAGTGCACCCGTCTTACCGGGGTCGACCCCGAGGATCAAGTCGGTCACGAATCCACCTCCACGCCGTCAACGAACACCCGCACCGATCGACCCGTTGACCCCTCACCCCTCTCGTTGTGCGCCCTGGCAGCAGCCACCGACGCTTCCCAGTCCGCATTGCGGGGCCACGCCGTCCCGCACTTGCCGTGCGCCCAGAACAGCACCCCGTCGTAGACCTCGGGGTACTCGATGCCGTACAGCTCCACGTCAGGGACCGGACCACACTTCGGGCATTCCTGGGTGGTCATGCTCGGCCGCCGTCGCCGTTGCCGTTGCCGTAGCCGTAGTCGTAGCCGTTGCCGTAGCCGTTGCCGTAGCCGTCGCCGTAGCCGTAGCCGTAGCCGTAGCCGTAGCCGTTGCCGTAGCCGTCGCCGTAGCCGTTGCCGTAGCCGTAGCCGTTGCCGTAGCCGTAGCCGCCAGAGTCCTCCACAGCGGACAGCACACCTCGCCCGGTCATCCGAGATGCCCCGACCACGCCTCAGCATCAGCGTGGATCGTCGCCACCACCGCCAACTCATGAATCTCCACGATCCCAGTAGGGTCCAGGACAGTCTCACCCAACGGCCCAGCCGCAAGCTCACCCAACCCAACAGACGTACCCCACCGGCGGATGTTGCGTGCACCGGTCAAGGTGACCACCTCGTTCTCGTGGCGGTAGTACCCGACCCACACCCAGCCACGCTGGCCGATCACGATCCGCACCTCACCACCCACAGGGCGCACCGGTGCGTACTCGACACCATCAATCGTTACGTTGCTCACTTCGCCTTCTCCTTGTTGTTGTTGTTGTTGTTGCTGCTGGTACTCATCGCTGCGCCTCCCACTCAGCGATCCGCACACGACACAACGCCATCGCGGCCTCGTACTCGTCGGCATGGCCCGGTGCTCGACGCTGCACCTCCGCGGCGAGGTCATCGAGGGTTGCCCCGTCCGGGTGCCAGCACCCGACACTCACCCCGTACCCTGTCTCAGTGCGGAACAGGGTCAGGGTCTGGTCCTCGGACCCGATCGGGCCGACGGTCAGGACATGGCGGGGAAAGGACACCCAAGCGGTCCCGGACACCTCAGCGTTCCCGGACACCTCAGCGGCCAGGTACACCTCAGCGGTCCCGAACACCCGAGCGGCCCCGCACACCTCAGCGGCCCCGGACACCTGAGCGGCCCCGAACACCTGAGCGTTCCCGAACACCCGAGCGGCCCCGCACACCTGAGCGGTCCCGGACACCCGAGCGGCCCCGTACACCTGAGCGGCCCCGCACACCCAAGCGTTCCCGCACACCTGAGCGTTCCCGAACACCCGAGCGTTCCCGAACACCTGAGCGTTCCCGAACACCCGAGCGGCCCCGTACACCTGAGCGGTCCCGCACACCTCAGCGGTCCCGAACACCTCAGCGTCCGGTCCGACGTAAGCCGTCTCATCGACTGACGCCGTGTCCTGCACCCGGCCGCCCCCATTCGGGTGACGATGCCACCCCGGACGTTCCTCACTCATCGCTGCGCCTCCTGCTCGTCGTCGTGGAGCGGCCCACGCGTGAGCACCCCCCATACGTTCACCCCGGCCACCACCAGGACCATCACCGCCACGATCCACCAGTCCCATTGCCCACGCCCAACGGCGTCCGCTACGCCGCTCACTGGTCGCCGTCCCGTCGCAGCACCTCGACACGTCGGCTCGGCGTTGGGGGACACCCGCCCGGACAAGCATCGGGAGATCGGTGCGGGGCCAGCACCCGCCGCCACAGCGACCAGCCACGGCGGGTCATCGGGGGGCCTCGTTCACGTAGTGGGTGCACCCCTCACCCGGCACCCGGTAGTCACGGATCACCGGGTGGTCGGCGTTAAACCCCCACTCGGTGAAGATGATGGGCGACCCAAACTCACCTTCGGGGTCAGTGAGCGACGAGATCGGGCGCAGCATGTCGTCTAGCATCCCGTCCCGCTCATGGCAGGACACCTCGGCCCAGCCGTCGAGGTCCCACATGTCGCTCACGCGTCGCCGTCCTCACGCAGCACCTCAACGAGGCCATCCTTGGCGGGCAAGGCTCCGTGGGCGTAGCACCAGTAGTGCGGCCCCGACCCGTCGTCCCCTACGGTCGTGATTCGCAGCGGGTCAGGGTGCTTCCTGGGGGGTGGCCCGTCGATGGGTCGGGCTGATGTCCGGCCTTTCGCCTCCCACCACGGCACCCGCTCGATCTCCGGCACGGGCACGGCCCAGGGAGCACGCACCTCCACCCACACCGTGTCGATGTAGTCGTCCATCTGGTCGTTGTTCACCCACACGAAATCCGAGCGGCGCCGCACCTGCTCGCCGCGCACCTGCCCGGCCTGGGCGAGCCACGTCGGCTGCCCGTCCTCGTCCGTCAGGCCGGACAGCACCGCACCCGGCCACGGCGGGGCGGGGGGCGGGGCGGCGAAGCACGCCCACCGGACGACCGCCTCCAGCAGCTCCTCGATCAGTTCCCGTGACTCCGGGTGCGTGTCCGCGTGTCCGCGGGCACGGGACACCAGGTCATCCGGGGCGGGGGACGGGGCGGGGGGCGGGGCGGGGGTGGTGCCACGGCGGGCCTGCGCCTCACGGGCACCAGCGACGACGTGCCCGCGGGACACCCGATCGTCCTCCCCTGCGTCGAACTCGTCCACTGTCTCGCTCGGCAGCCACACGGCCTCGTAGCCATCGGGCACCTCGGGGGTGACCGTGTGGGGATACGGGGCAGCGGACTCGCCCGGCACGTGTCGGGCGCACTGCTCCCACGTCGTCGGGGTCACATAGTCGGTCATCGTCCGTTCTCTTTCGTTGTGGTGGCCGGATGGGCAGCCATCGCCACCGCACGGGCCAAAGCTGCACGGGCCTCCGCCGTGCGACGCACCGTCGCCACATCACGGGACTCGTGACGCAACAGATTCGCTAGGACCGTGGCGCTCACGCCCCGATCTCCCGTGCCTTGCGCAGCTCCCATTCACCGTTGGAACGCAGGAACAGTGAGTGGGTGCCGGCCTTGATCGATTCGAGGGCGTCGAAGAGGGCGGTCCACTCGTCGCCGTCCATGTCCTTCGAGGAGCTGGTGCGCTGGCCGGTGACGGTCTGGATCAGGTGGCGGCGCAACTCGTCGCGGTCGTCGTCGCTGTCGTCAGGCCACGCTTCAGCGGCCATCGCCCACATCTTGCGGTTGCGGGCCTCAGGGTTGGGCTGGTCGTGGTAGGCGTCGATCGCCGTGTTGATCTGTTCGGCCTGCTCGGGGGTGATGTTGCCGGACTTCAGCGCCGGTATCCCGGCCTGCTTCCACCATTGCCCGAGGTCGTCCCGGTCCTCCTGGGTGAGCTCGTCGATGCGGGCCTGGATGGCAGCAGGGTCTACGACGGCATCGACCACCTCGGCATCGATGATGTCGTTGTAGTCGTCCTCGCCGGGGAGCGGGGGCAGGTTCTCGACCGTGACGGACGTCGGGGCCGTAGGTGCAGCAGCCTTGGCCGGTGCGGTCCTGCGGGCCGGTGCACGCTTGGCCTTGCGGGTCGTTGTCGGTGCAGCGTCCGGTTCGATGTCGACGCGGCCAGAGATGGCGATGTCGCCGTCAGCTATGAGGTCGCCGTCGCTCAGTTCCTCGGGGGTGTAGCTCAGCCCACCGAGGACATCGGCGAAGTTGTCGCGGCAGATCTCCCCAGTCGCACGGGCGGCGAGCATGGCGCGGGGGTACTTGCGGTAGTTCTGGCCACCCGACAGGCCCGCCGCCTTGGCGTCGTCCATCGTCCAGGTGACCTTGGCGACGCGGTCCTCGGGCCAGTCGGCCCGGCGGGCGCAGATCGTGACCTTCGTGTTCGACTTCACCTCGAACCACAGGTCGTGGCCGGCCCGGTGGACCAACGCCCTCATGAGCTTGGCCGAGATGCACGGCTTGCCGTTGATGACTGAGATCTCAGCTAGGGCGGACATCGGGCCGATGCCCAGTTCATGGCCCTGGAGCATGGCTGCCATGACCGCTTCGGGCTTGCCACGCAGCCCGGTCGGCGCGAAATCGCTGCGTGCGATCTGCTCGGCGAGGGACGCAGCCGACGGCACGATCGAGTACGTGGAGTCGTGTTCGTAGGGGGTGATGTCGCTCACGCCGCACCGCCCATGGCGACGTCTTCGGGGGAGATGGCGTCGTGCTTGGCGGTGCGGTCCCGGTCCTTCTGGTCGGCCAGGAACCGGCCCACCTGCTGCACGTAGAGGAAGCTCCTGAACTGGTCGGGGCCGGCGTCGAACGGGTAGAGGTCGAACCCGTCGGCCCGGAGCCACAGGACCCCGGTCCACTCGACGGGCGGCATGGGCACGGTCTCGCCGTCGATCAGGGCGACATCCGCGTAGCGGTAGGCGGCGAGCTGTAGGGCCACCTCACCGAAGGGGCCGGAGCGGTTGGTCTTGAGGTCGACGAGGCAGCGGCCGAGCCCGGGCAGGGTGGCGATCATGTCGAGCGTCCCGCAGTACCCGTGCTTGGCGGACCCGATGACAACCTCGGTGAGCACGTCGGTGGGCTGCCACTCGTCGAGGAAGGCGAGGTAGGCGTCGACGTGCCCGGTGAGCGGTTCGGGGACCTCGACCTCTTCGCCGTGGGTGAGCAGCTCGGCGAGGCGGTGGACCTCGGTGCCGCGGTTCCCGGCCTGGTCCCGGTCCTCCCAGTGCACGCCCTTGAGGATCTCGGCGACCTTGGTGCGGGAGAGCTTGGCGGGCCACGGCTTCGACTTGGCGCGGGCGATCTCGGCGAGGTCGTCCACGAGCTGGTCGGCCGTGACCTGTTCGCCGTTCTGGTCGAGGCGGTCGGCGACGTACTCGGCGATGGTCTTTGCTGCCCACCCGATCAGGGCAGGCTTGGGGAGTCCGTCGCCGATGATGGTGGTGACACCGGGGAGCTTCTCGCCGTTGAGGCGGTAGGAGTGGTTGCGGCCGTGCTGTCGGCGCTCGAGGACGGGTAGCTCGGTCATCGGCTCACCGCCTTGGTTGTGGCCCGGCCGAGTGCGCTCATGGTCTGGTCGTGGCGGTCGATGCCTCGGTGCTGGTGCAGGGACTCACGGCAGCGGGCCAGCCAGTGGAGGCCGCGGGCCTGGTCGGCGGGCCTGATTGGTGACGTGACGGCCGCGGTCATGCGGGCAACCCAGCGACACGAGCAGCGGCCTGGTCGTGGGCCTCGGCGAGCATCTCCACCAGGCCTTCGCCGTCGTAGCAGACGAGCTCGACCACCGACCCCGGCAGGTCAAGGGTCATGGTGATGGTGCCGTGACTGGTGCGAGGCCCGACGGTGATGACGGGAGGCGGATCGCCTGGCATCAGATCGACACGGATGGTGGTCGCTGGGGGCATCTATGCTCCTAGGTGGTTAGGTGGCCCACCCCGGCTTGTGAGGTCGTGGGGTGGGCCGTCTGCTTTTTGGTGGTGGGGTGGCCGAGGTCCGATGCGATCGGACGGGTGCGCGTGGTGGGCTCAACCCAGGCCCGGCCCCGGCGCTACCGGGGTCATCACCCAGTGGGCTCGGCCACCCGGCGAGAGGTTGGGCACTAGGAGAGGGCACCCAACCTCTCGCCCGGCATCCGAGCGCCGGGGTCAGGGTCTTCGTTGCCGCCTCACCCGGACTGATCGGCCGATGCGCACGGCGGGGAGGTCGTTGTCCTCGATGAGCCGGTAGATCGTGGGCCGGTCGAGGTGGGTCCACTGTGCGATCTGGTCGGCCGTGACGAGCTGGGTCGGGGTCATGAGGCCACCTCGGCGGGGACCTCGTGCCGTGCTCCGAGGCCCTCGAAGAGGGTGCCGGGGTGAACGTCGAGCACTCGGGCGATCCGGTGGGCAACGGGAGTGCTCGCCCGGTGATGTCCGCCGACGAGGCCGCTGAGGGTGGCCCGGGGGATCTCGGCCCGCTCCGCCACGTCCGTGAGGGTCAGGCCGGTGAAGCGGAGGAGGTCGCCCCACGCCCATCGGTTGAGGGAGTGTCCGGCTGGTCGTGCCATGGCGGACACCTTCTCAAACGTTTGCAAACCTTGTCAAGAGATTCGCAAAACAAACCCGAAGGACCTGCTCGGGGCCGGTGCTACGGCTGTAATTCCACGCCTGGCACCCTTTGGACGTTGACGTTTGTAAACGCTTGAGGCATGATCGGCGGCGTGACCGAGACCGTTCCCGGCATGGCCGAAGCCATCGATTGAGCAGTGAGCGATCAGCCGATGGACCGGGCCGAGTGGGCGGCGTGGATGACCCGCTTGTGGTTCGACGGGCCGAAGGGTCCGGCGTGTGCGGATGTGGTGCGCCGGTTCGTAGCGGGTGAGATCGGGGATGACCGGCCCGACGACGACTAGGCCATTCGGGCCGAGGGTCGCGGCGTGGGCGATGCGGACCGGGCGACTCTGACCCCCTGGCGCGACAAAAGGCCCCCGCGCTCAACCCCTGATGGGGGAGCACGGGGGCCTTTGCGTCTGACCGGGAGGCGGGAACCCGGTCAGATCATGGGGACGATCACTGGCCAGTCGTTGCGCCGGTCAGGGATCTGTCGTGAGCTGCCCCAACGTTGCCACTACTTCGGCGTGGCGTTGGTGGCACTGTTCGACCTCAGCCCGCAACTGTTCGACCTCGGCGTGGAGCCGGTCGACCTCGACTCGGAGCCGGTCGACCAGTTCACCCGCGGCGGTGACGATCACCGAATCGGCGGTACGTCGGTCACGGAGTGTCGATGTGATCCACCCGAGGGCGGTGAGCGCCGTGGAGGTGATGAGGACCCATGTGGTGACGGGTGGGGTGTCACCAGCCATGGCGGACCCCGCTGTCCTCAGGCACGGGGCATGAGTCTGTGACGCGGGCACTCATGGTGCGGATGATGTCGACGGTCCCCCGGTGGACGGTGGCTGATCGGACGGCGGGCACGGTCCATGCGACGATCCACGCCACGGGGGCGATACCGGCGGCGATCTCGGAGCGCAGGTCGGGGCCGAGCAGGCCGGTGAGGTCGGCGATGTAGAGTGCGGCGAACAGGGCGGCGATGGTGGCGACCGAGTAGCGCATGGTGCGGTGCTCGGACTGTCCGACCCGTGCGGCCCACACGTTGCCGGTGACAGCGGCGAGCGAGCCGACCAGGTTCGCCCACAGGAGCGGTTGCCTCATCATGGCTTGATGGCGTGGGGGTCGTTGCGTACGGCGTCGTCTCGGGAGGCCCCGACCTTCTCGGCGATGGCCACCGACCAGCCGCGGAGGCTGCCGTAGAACTGTTTGAGCTGCTCGGCCTGCTCGGCGAGGAGCTGCTCGCAGTGGGCGGCACGGAGGCCAGCGGCACGGGCTTCGGCGAGGGCGTCGGCGAGCATCTGGCGGTCAGCGTCGGTCATGTCAGTGTCCTCGGTGGATGGTCCGGTGGGGGTGCTGGGGTAGAGCGGGCCGTAGCCTTTGGCGGCTTGGATGATGCGCCCGATGTTGAGCGCGCCAGGGTCCCAGTGGTCGTTTTCGGGGGCGTGCTGGTGGCCGAAGATGCCGGACAGGTCGCGCCATTGGGCGGCGGTGAGACGCTGCTTGGCGGTGACGCTGGCGAGTGTGTGCCCGGCCTTGGTGCCGAGGAACTCCCTCGGGGCCACTAGCGGGATCGATGCGGCAGTGCACAGCGGGCCAACGACCTCTCGGCCGAGCCAGACGAGCGCAGCCTCAGACCAGTCGTGTGACTCTGCGGCACGTCCGACGATCTCCACTTGGATCACGATGGGTGCCCGGTTCGTTTCGCCTGGCACGGCGGAGTTGCGCAGCGCCCGTGCCGGTTTGGTGAGCGGGACGTGCTGCACCCGTCTCTTGCGCACCGGGTCGGCGGTGACGTGAGGCCACGAGTTGTTGGCATTGTACGCGCCGACAGCCCCAGCGGTGGTGCTGCCCTCTGTGGTGTGGAGCAGCAGCTTCGGGCGTACGGGGCCGCTGGCCCACGACCCGGAGTCGTTGCCCTCGATGCGATCCCACCCGTCGAGCCAGGTGGTCACTTTTCGGTGTCCTCGGGTAGCCCGGCCAGTGAGGTGAGCAGGCTGAGGATCGTGGCGAGCGCAACAGTGGATGCGACGAGCGCCCAATCGACCTGGGCGACGAGTGTGGCGGCACCGATGGCACCGATGGTGGTTTGTGACGCGGTGCGGATCGCACGGATCAAGGCGTTGCGGGTGAAGGGCATGGTCAGTCTCCTGTGTCGTCGGTGTCGAGCAGGCCGATGGTGGCGTTCTGGCCGATCGGGTAGGTGGGCATCACACAACTCCTTGCAGGTCCACACGGACCCCCAGACGCCTAAGGCCAGGCGAGTCCTGGTCAGGGACCATGAACAACGGATCAGCCGAGACGTGAACGGGTGCGGGCCAGTAGCAGGCACCGGACTCGTAGGTGTACGAGCCGTCGGGGGTGCCGATATTGACCGCTCCCAGCGTGGCCCGAGAACCGGACCCGTCCGTGGTCGGGCCAGCCACCAGCATCCCGGTAGTGGTATCCCGGTAGACGTACAAGAGGGCGTCGTGGTGCCACGCCAACGACGGCACGTCACCTAAGGGCATCCCGAGAGAAGCGACACCCCAATCCCCGCCCTCATAAGCGCACACGAAGTACCAGTCATCAGCGTTCCATCCAGTCCACACGGGAACGGACTCGCCTCCAATGGGGACGACCAGCAGCGACCCCAAAGTGGAATGGCCCACCGGGTTGCCGCCCATAGTGATCCCAGCGACGGGGAGGGTCGTGCCGATCAGGAACGGCGCAGGGACCGCAGCCCCGGTTACCGACTCCCAGGCGGTGCCCCGGTTGGAGGACCGGCAGTAGAACGAATCGGTCATTGACGCCATGTCGGACTCGTCAATGCGCCACACCCCGACGACATGCACCACGTCATCCGAGTCGACATGCATCCCATACAGGTACGACCGGTCAGGGAGCAGGTCGTTGCCGCCACCAGGATCACCCACGTCGTCCACCCGCATCACCCGACCGTCACTCACACATGGTTCCCACTCCCCGGTGGTCAGGTTCATTCTCAGCAGACACCAGTCACGGCCGAGGCCACCTGAGGTGTTGCCGTCGAACGACCAGATCAGTTGCCCGTCGGAGAACACGTCCATCGAGTGATAGGTGGACACCACCGAATGAGCAGTCAGCCACGACGGGGCTGACCAAGTGGACCACGACGTGATGCTGCCAGGAGCCGAGTAGATCACCTTGTGCGGGTCGGCGTGAACGTTGCCCGCGATCCATACCCGGTCCAGGTGATCCACCCCCATCGCCACAGCGTGGTGGGAGTCGGTCACATCCACCAGGCCGATCACGGTGCTGGACAGGTCATAAGACGACCAGGTACCTCCGCCGATGGAGCGCCGCCAGATCACCGGATGCCAATCAGCACGGGTCACAAGGGCGTACTCGTGGGTATCGGTGACCCAACAGGTCGGGTGAGCGTGCCGTTGTCCGTTTCGGGCGTTGCCGGGTCGGGACTGGTGAGGGCCGGTCATCACGCCACCCAGATGATTCGCAGGACACCACCAGCGCCAGCTCCACCGGCACCGGCAGTGTTGCCGTTGAGCGCCGCCCCACCGCCGCCGCCAGGACCCCCGTAGCCGATACCAGCCCCGCCGTTACCGGCGGCACCAGACGACGACTGATAGCCGCCTCCGCCACCGGCACCAACCAGGAGCAGGTCAGTGGTGGTCGGGGTGACCGCGGCACCAGCAGAGCCGTGCTTGGACCCTGACGTGCCAGCAGCCCCGTAGGCGTGCGAGTGCGGATGGACGAGACCAGCAACCCCGGTGGATGGGTCGCTGTTTGCGTTGGCGGCGGTGTACCCGCCTCCGCCGCCACCACCCCCGACACCAGCGGACAGGATGCGCCACATGGTGTCCAGAGTGATCCACGCCGTAGTGGCAGACGGGTCAGCAGTCTGGGCAGCGAACCGCCCGGACAGCATCGTCAGGACAGCGGTAGCCCCGCCACCGTCAGAGCCAGGCATCCCGTTACCGGCAGCCGGGGGCCAGTAGTAGTTGAGCGCCCACGGGCTAAGGCCACCGCCTTGCCCGCCGTCGGTGTTCGTGCCGCCACGGCCACCCTCCCCGCCAGCGGCCCGCAACAATGCCAGTCCGGTGCCGTAGTAGACGGCGGTGTCTCCACCGTTGCCGCCGTTAGCCCCCGAGGTGGAATCGGACGCACCACCAGCCCCAGAGGTGCCGCCAGCGCCAACCGAGATGGTGGTAGCGATGTTGGCCGCTCGCACCCACCCAGACACAACAGCCCCGCCCTGACCGCCACCTCCGCCACCACGGACAGTGGAGGTGGCACCCCTACGGCCACCCCCACCGCCGCCTCCGCCACCAATGCAGGTGACGTAAGCCATTCGTGCCCACGACGGAACAGTCAGTGAGGTGGTGCCCGGTGTGTACACGTCCACCTGAATGTTGTCGAACCCGACCTCCATCACCCCAGGGGTGACCTCGGTAATGTCGATCCCCCGGCCAGCGGTGAACGACGGCAGAGCAGCGACCAAGGCGGCAGCGGTACCGGTAGGGTCAGCGCCCACGTCGGCGGCGTCGAGCACGACCACGCCGGTCTCACCGTTCACCGACGACACCGCACCACCGCCACCGCCGGCGATCGTCACCTCAACAATCGTCGCACCGGTCGACACGTCGACCGTCAGATCCTCCGACGCGGACCCCGCCTTAGCGGCCACGACACACCCGACGATCCGCTCGCGGCCGTCAGGGTCCAGGAGCCGCCAGCGGCGCCCGAGCAGCGACGACGGTGCCGTGACCGTCAGCTCGTCAGTCACCGACGCCGGGGCGGTTACGCCGTCGACGGTCCAGCCGGTCCAGTCCCCCGAGGCTCGAGTGAGTAGCACCTCACGGGTACCGGAGCTAGGTACCTCGATGTCGACGGCGGCGAAACTCCACGGTGCTTTCTGGCGGGTCACGATGTGAGTCCTTTCATGTCGGGGCCTGGTCGTCGGGGATGCACGTCAGTCATCGCAGTCACCGGGCACCACGTCAGCGACACAGATCAGGTGCGCCGACAACGTCCAGTAGACGGTGTCGACAGCGTCGACGATCTGCACCGTGATCCCTGCGCCCTCATGGAGCGCCATCTGGATCGCACCGGACCCACCACGCCTACTCGCCCCGTCGGCGGACTGCTCATAGATCTCAGCCTGATAGCGGCACGCCGGAGGGTCCTCACCATCCCACTGCCAGTCGGGCCCAATAACCCGCAAATCGAACACGTCGAGGGAGTCTGCAGTCACCTCCACCGAATAGATCCCCGCGGTGCCAACCACCAAACCGTCGCCGCTGCCATTGTCGGCCATCAGCAACCCCGGAGACGACGCCAGCGCCCACCGCAACTCCGACCACGGCGACGTGTCTCCCTGGATGCACGCAGACGAGTACACCCCGCCACCGTCGACAGCCGCAGCTACCCACCTCTTAGCCGTAGCGTCATAGGTGAGGACATCGCCGTCCTCGACCTCGCCTGGCCCGTCGTAGGTGATGTCCACGTCGAGGAGCTGGTGCAGATACTTGACGATCCGCAGGTCTCGCAGTCGACGCTCCAACGTGAGGACACGGCGCTTCACATCCACGATCTCAGCGACAGTCGACATCAGGCCCCCATCCACGGCGCAAGCTGAACCTCGAACGTCGCCGCGGCTGGATCGACTGTCTTGGCGACGACCCGCCACGTCGCGGCGATCTGAGACGGGCCGTCGTCGATCTCGACGCGCACCCGGTCCCCCACCCACAGCGACGCCACCAGGTCCATACGGACCCGTGCCGACAACGATTCCGACAGCGACGACGACGCCCGATCCGCAGCGTAGATCGCCCGGTTCTCGAGATCGTCCGCGCTGGTGCCTGTTGGGGCCGCGCTGTAGGACTGGAGCACCAGCCCACCGAACAACGTCACGTCATGGTACGAGCCGGTAAAGCCCTCGTCGTTGGCCACCACCCACTCCGTTACCGGGTGAGTGAGACCCGAGGTCCATGTCCCCCACGACACCACAGGCGGATTCGGGCCCTCAGCGGTGAGTGTCAGGTCGCCGGGGTCATGGGCGAACCCGCGGGTAACCCAGCAGCGGCCAACCCGCACCGTCTCGGTCAGAGCGAAATCACATTCGCCGTACCCGGACTCGACCACCATCCGGGCCACCTCGATGACCTGCACATCGGGACGCCGCCACGATGCCTCCATTACCCCGTCGATGCTGCCGTCGATCCACGCTGACAGGCCGAGATCAGAGACACGGGCGAATGCCTCCATCCACATGTCGTGGACCGGGATCTCCTCGACCTCGGTCTCGGTCTCATCCATGCCGACAGAGGTGGGCGAGATCTGGGCGGACACCTTCCGCACCACCACATCCTCAGCAGCGCCACCCTCCCCGCCGACAGACATGAACCACGACCGGGGCGCACCACCAGCCCCGTACGCGGAAGTGAACGTCGTGTGGATCACCGCCGTCACCCACTTACCGCGGGCCAAATCACCGGCGAACACCATCCCACCCTGCTGAGGGTCACCCGCCGACGGGGACGCCAGAGCGGAGAGGATCACGTCACCGTCAGGGACACCGGGCTTTACCCACACCTCAGCCGTAAACCGCCAGTCGCTGGACCGGTAGGAGAATTGGCCCCCGGCCGTGAACGCCGTCGACGTCACGTCGAGGAACGGTGACCACTCGCGGGTGCCACGGATCTGCTCACGCCCCCACACCGTTTCGTCACCGTCGATCAGCCGCGCGTCTAGCCAGTACTCGGGACCCGCGACCTCGATAGTGATCGTCGGGCCAGCGATCGCACGCGACACCGACACGATCGGACCCCAGTGCATGACCCGCCCGGCGTAGGAGATCTGAATCTCGCGCTCCACCCGGAGCAGATCGTCAGAGACGAACGAATCATCGGGGTAGGTGGCGTGATGGTCGATGACGACGGTCGCGGATGACGACCCGATCGCGTCCATCTTCTCCGACCAGGTGCACGACACGATCTGGTCCGACGGGATCTGGGCGACACGCCCCGACGACCCCGCGTAGGTGATCCACACCTCCAGGTCAGCCGACGCCATCTCAGTGCTGACCGCACCACGGGTGCCGTGGACGATGTTCCCGGCGGGGCCGGTCACGGTGACAGTCATGTCACCCCGAGATCCATCGACAGCGTCAGGTCGGTGCCGTCCAAGGTCACGATCGACGCACCACCAGAGTCACGCAGCACCCACAGCGGTACGGACGTGGCGTCGTCAACCCCGGCCTCGTACCCGACGAACGCGGCGACCTGCTCGGCGGTGCCACACGACGGCCACACCACCGCCGACAGCGGCAGCGTCCACCGGCCAGACGAGAACACTGGGGTGCCGGTCGTGAGCGTCGCACGCGAGTAGCCGATGGCGGTGAGCTCGCAGCCGCCGAGCGCTAGATCCGTCAGTGTGGTGTCGGTGGCGTCGAACGACCAGCCCATGCCGTGCTCGATCGCCAGCACCTTGTCGTTGGTGCGGGCATCCCAGGTGGCAGGGTGCAGTGTCTCCAGCCCGGACCGGTACCACGACACGACCAGCGCCATCAGACCACCACCGTCATTTCGCCCGTCGTGCCCAGCCACCTGAGCGACATCTCGATATAGCCGTGAGGCAGAGACGACAGCCCGTCATCGGACGTGCCCATCGGACGGCCCACGATCTCGCGGTGGCCAATCCCAGGCAGCCAGAGCCACAACGACCCGAAGCCGGTGGCCATCGCGTCGAACTGGGCAGCCAACGCCACCCACCACGCGCCAGCGGCCGCGTCATCGCCAGGTGTCCAGATCTCGATATCCAGGCTGATGTCGAGCGGGGCCGCCACATCGCGACCCACCGCAACACCACCGCTCATCGAGCGTTGGGCCGTCTGAGACGACACAGACGGGCCAAGCCCATTGACCTTCACCAACGACACCTCAGGGTTAGCGGTGCCATCCCCGCACACCAGCGACCCAACCCCGAACTGGTACACGCCTGTCAGTGGTGACGCCATCAGTGAGACACCCCCACCCTCATCAGACGGTCAAACTCGGAGCCGATCAGATCGACGGTTGCCCACGGGGTAGCCGCCTCATTCACCGTCACGTTCAGGGTCCGCGGCCCGGCCGCCAACTTCGCTTGGCCGCGCCGGTCACGCTCGTTGAACGCCGCCTGCTTGCGCTGATCTACCGCCCACTGCTCAGGCGTGAACACCCGACCCGACTCCCCAGGGTCAAGCCGCAGAATCTCCGGGCCATTCTCGCCGACTGGATAGACCCGGCCCGCGGCGACCCGGCCACCAATGGCGCGGCCGCCCCTGTTCGCCTCGTCGGTGCCAGACAAGGCGATCTCCATCGCCCGGTTGATCGCATCAACCGCCTGGAGGCGGGTCTGGAGCTCGATCGTCCACGGCCTCGCCGTTAGCGAGTTCAGTTGCTCGGCCATCTCCAGCAGCCGCTGACGCACCGGCGACCCCGGTTCCATCTGCCCTGCCAACTCCAGGAGCTTGGCGATCTGCCCATCTAGAGCGCCCTTCGAGTTCGCTAGCGCACCGTCCAGCTCGGCCTGTGCTATCGCCTGCGCCACAAGCGCATCGGTGACCTTGCGCTCAGCCTCCTCGACCGCTGCCCTCGACTCGACCACCGCCGCTTGCTGGTCCACGACCCGCTGTTGAGCGGCGGTCACCTGGTCTTGGGCGTCACGGACCCGACCAGCGGCCTCGGTCACCCGGTCGTTCGCCTCGACCACACGGGCCTGAGCATCCACGACCCGCTGAGCCAAAGCCTCCTGGACCTCGACCACACGGGCCTTCGCCTCCGCTAGCGCCTCCTCTGCCGTGCGCTCAGCATCAGCAGCCGCGGCGATCGCATCCTTCGCCGCGGTGACCTCCTCGGACTGCTCGATCCCACGGGCCTGAGCCTCAGCCAGCTCGTCGGCCGCCTCACCGTTGCGCTCCTGGGCCTCGGCCAGGCGCATCTCAGCCCGCTCCACCCGGATCTGGAGACGCTCGCGATCCTCAGCCCACTCCTTGCGGGCCTCAGCGTTGCGCCGCTCCCGCTCGGCCGCAGCATCGGCGGACTCACCAGGCTTTGCCTCGTCAATATCGGGGCCAGCCGCCAACGCCTCACGGGCGTCACGCAGATCAAGGACAGCCTCCTTCTCATCGAGGACCGCCGACCTAGCCGACACCGCCAAATCCTCGAGAACCTCAGCGGCACGCTCACGGGCCGCGGTCAGATCCTCCTGGGCGAGCAGCGAATCCTTCTGTGCGTCGGCCAGGTCCTTCTCAGCGTCGGCCACGCCCTCATGGGCGTCCTCTAATTCCTTCGTCCCGAAGACCGCGTCTCGCTGGGCCGCGGCTAGCTCGTCGGCCGCTACCGCCGCCTCCCGGCTCGCATCAGCGAGACCCTTCTCGGCATCACGCACACCCTCGGCCGCGTCAGCCACACCCTTACGGGCCTCGGCCACGCCACGCTCGGAGTCAGCGAGCTGGTCCCGGGCGGAGATCACACCAGCCTGAGCAGAGGTGACGGCCTCCTCGGCTGAGCGCAGACCGTCGACCGCGGCCTCTGCCCGCTGGGTCGCCGCCGATTGCTCTTGTGCCGCAGCCGCTGCCCTCTTCTGCTCTGCCGCTAGATCCTCGGTCGCACCCGCCGCGCCCCTCTCGGATGCCGCGTACTGATCGGTCCGCTCAGACGCACGGGCCGCGTCCGCCTCCACCTCCTTGATGGCCGCAGCCAACTTCGGGTGAGGGATACCCGCGGCTGTGGCTGCGTCACGCATCGCGTACAGGGCATCGACGTTCTCTCTGCCGATCCGCTCAAAATCACCCTGACCCCCGAACTCGTTGATGACCAGCACGAGCCTCTCAAGCTCGGCGTTAGTCGCCGACAGGGCATCGGATGCGCTCGCCCCGATCTCCGTCGACGCCCTGGCGAACTCATAGAGCGCAGCGGCCGCACCGATCGCGCCCAGAGCCCCGAAGGCCACCCCCAGCTTGCCAACCTTCGGGGTGGTGGAGTCCAGGGCCGACCCCATCCCATTTATGGCCCTCGACGGGACCGCCATCTCTGTCGCCATCGACACGGCCTTTTGCCCGGCCATCTGCATGACCCGAGCACCCTCCAGCGCCTTCGGCGCCAGAAGACCAACACCCAACGTCAGACCCGTGACGCCGACCAAGGCTGTCTGTGCCGGGCCAGGCAGTGCCCCGAAGGCACCAGCCAGACCGCCCACCACCTTCGCCGCCTGCGTATAGACCGGGACCAGCGACTCGCCCATCGACGCCGACGTGTTCGCCATCTCCGCAGCGGCCCGTTTTGTCGAGTTGGCCGCGCTGTCCTGATTGCGGGCGAAGTCGCCCATCGCTGGACCAGCACCCTCGACCATCAGCGAGTAGGTCGCCAGTGCCTTCTCTTGGAGCGTCAGCGCCGCCGCCGAAGTCTTGCCTGTCTCGGCCATCGCACGCTGCTCGACCGCGGCAGCGTTGATCGTCGGCACGAACCTCTGCAGCGCGTCGTACTCGCCGCGGAACGCCGCAGCCTGGGCGTTGATCACCTCGGTCACGTCCGCGTTCTTGAACGATCCGAAGTCGGCGGCCAACGTCGTTAGCTCGGTCGACAGCCCGGCCGCCTCCTCTGCACCGACGCCCAACTGGACGAACAACGCGCCGAAGGTCGAGGTGGCCTCCAGTGCATCCTTGTTCGAGATGCCGATCTTCGACGCCGAAGCCGCATACCTCTCGACGGCCTCCGCCGCAGCCCCGAACGTAGCCACGTTGGCCTGAGCGGCCTCAGACAGATCCGACGCGTCCTTGATCGACTTACCCATCAGGGCCGCGGTCCCGCCCAACACGATGCCGCCAGCAACCTCACGGGCGTTCGCCAGCTTCCGGGCGTAGTCGTCAGCCGAGCGGCCGAGCTTGTCGCCGTCCTTTGCCGTCTTGTCGACGGCCTTATCGACCGCCGCTAGCTCCTTCTGGACGCGCTTCAGCGCCGCCAGCGTCTGCTGGTCCCTCGTCGTTATGTCGATCGTGAGAGCGCGCCCCGCCACCGCCTCAGACCTCCACAGCCTCGGGCTGCTCGGCCGGGAACAACGTCAGAGACGACGCCACCAAAGCGAACGACGCCAACGCATCCACCGACTGACGGACCCACAGCCAATGGACCACCGCCAGATCAGCCAGCAACACAGCCTCACCCCGCTCCAAGATCCCCAGCACCGCAAGATCCAGGTCCTGACCGGTCTCCATGCGGAACTGCATCGCATCCAAGCCCGTGACCCTCGCCAGGTCCACCACCTGTTCGGCACCGTCGACCGTCACCGTGATCTGACTCACTCGAACCCCCCAGGGAAAGCCGCTTTCAGCGCTGACTCATAGCCAGCCGCATACAGGGCCTCAACCTCATCAACATGGGCAGCGATCGCATCGTTGATCACATGCGGCCCCTGGCCCGCGACGCCAGCGGTCCACGAGTTGCCCACCCAGCGCGGGGCCTGACGACCCCGCGACTCGCGGAACCGCTCAGCCGCGTACCAGCCGGTCCGACGAGACATGCCCCAAAACGCAGCCTTGGCGTAACCGGGGCCACCAGAGATCGCCAGACGCGCCGTCGACTGAGTGCTCCGAGGCTTGATCGCACCAGCGGCACGGGCTTGCTGACGGGTGCCGGAACGGGCAGCAGACCGCGCCCACTCTGACACCTCCTCGGCAACCCGCTTGTTCGCCCTGCGCTGCTCCCGGCCCAGCCCCTGAGACGACGCCTTCAAGCCGGCGATCAACTCGGCCAAACCATCGGCCTCCATGTACAGCAGCGCCGACACGGCTCAGTAGGCGGTGTCGGTGGTCTGGTACTCCAGCGTCCACGCCGGATCGGTGCCGTTATCCAGCACACGGAACGGCAACGGCTGCTCGGGCGTCACATCGAGGCCAACCTTCGGGGACGACCCGGTGAGCTGGATCAGCGGGAACGTCGCCCGGAAGAGGAAGTTGAACCCGGTCTCGATCTCGGGGCCGGTGAAGGTGATCACCAGATCCTCGAGCTCGGTCCCAGCAAGCCAAGCGTCCTGCCACGAATCAGCGTCGTAATCGAGTGACAGCGTGCCGGTCGGCTCCACACGGGTATTCAGCACCGGCTTCTCGCGGCCGCCCGCACAGATCCGCCAACGCTCCATGTCGAGCCCGGTCGGGATTGTGAAATCAGCCGACCGCAGACACTCAGAGTTCCCGCCGATCGACACCACACAGTCGATGTCGCGGTAGACGTGCGACGACGTGGGGTAGGAGGGGGTGACCGACGCAGCCGCGGTGTCCAGCGTCTTGTACCCGAACGTCGACTTGAGGACCGGCAGACCCTTCGCCGTCAGAGCGAGGTTCAGCGACTCGGCCATGCACCCGAGGTAGTCGTGATGGTTCACCGTGCCGCCCACATCAGCGCGGCCAGCATGGACCGTGAACGACTTGGTGGGGCCGGTCGTGGTCGGCGTGAACGTATGCAGCCGGGTCAGAGTCGCGCCACCCGGCGTGGTGGTCGCCACAGTCGACGCCACCGACGCCAGCACCAGGCCGAGAGACTTGGCCATCAGGTCCAGGGTCAGCACATGCTGACCACCACGAGGCACAGCCACAGAGCGGCCCGTCGGGGTCGCCACCGTCGCCGGGCGCATCCCACGGCTCTGGAGGTACTCCACATTCGGGGTGGCGTCATCGGTCTGGTTTTCGATACCGCGAGTCAACGTGGTGGCCTTGGTCCCCCATGCCACGGTCTCCTCACCGATCGTCCAGAAGTTGTCTTGGATGCCCATGTCAGCCCTCCAGGCCGGTCGGGTCGGAGTCACCAGCGGGCGCTAGCGACGGGTCAGCGGCCTTAGGGGCCGACTTCTTGGCCGGGGCCTTCACCGGCTCCACCGGCTCGAACGACCCACCCAGCGACGCCACCACGGCATCGACCAGGTCGAGCACGTCCCCAGGCTCAGGGACGAACGGCGGCACGCCCTCAGGCGCAAAGATGTACCCGGCCTCGCCGGTGTAACGGACCTTCATCGAAGGCTCCTCTCTCAGTTGAGACGGGCGGTCACGTCGACCACCACACGCGCCGTCCCGATCGGACCCTCAGGGGTCTGACCGCACGACATCGACTTCTCCGCCACCCACCCGAACAGCACCCCGTCCAGATCCGACAGGGCCGGTTCATCGGCCAGAACGTCCTGGATCGCCGCCACGACGGCCGACGTGCGGCACAGCGTCGAATCCAGATCACCCCGCCCTGTTATGACCACGATCAGCGGCAGCCTGAACGACTCATCGCGCACCTGTCGCCCCGACTTCATCACCGGCCGGTCCTCGGTGGACGACAGTTCATCCACGAACACCATTTCAGGCTTGCGGTGCAGATCCCCCGGCCAACCGGAATGGACATCCACACTTCCAATCAGCGACGGATGGACCCGCAACAGCGACACCAGCCGCTCCACGGCAGACCACCACACCGTCGTCTCCGCCATCACGCCACCCCCGGCAGCCAATACCGGGCACGCACCCCAACCAGCAGCCGGTCAACCTCCAAGAACCCAGTGGGGCGACCAGCAGACCAGTCCGGGGTCGAATACCTCGTAGTGCCGCCGTCGAAGCTCTGAGCCAACACGTCCCGAGACGTACCGGACCCCGACGCCGCCACGACACGCCCGACGTACTCGGCGCACGCGTGTAACACCTCCTCGGGCGGGGCGTCCAGACCGACCTGGACCGACACCGTGACCACCCCAGGACCAACCGCCACCGACGGATACACCACCGACCCCGAGAACTTGTGGGTGCCAGACACCGCCACCCCGTCGACCGCCACCGACGTAACGGACCGCACCGGCCCATCCACCGCCAACGACACCACAGGGGACGGAACAGCAACCCGCACCACCGAGGCCCGAGGCACCATCGGCACCCCGACGAACCGCTCCGCCAACGCCTCGAACTCCGACACCAGCCGGTCGATCTCGGCGTCAGCAACACCGGACAGCAACGCCATCCGACGCTCACGGGCCTCAGCAGCGGTCAGGTACGCCACGCTCAGCCCCTACGGGTCCGCTTCACGGGCGCAGCCTCGACGGCCTGCTCCACCTCTAGGGCATCCACAGCGGCCTCACGGGAGCCGACAACCCCGGCACGCACACCGAACCGGGCTAGCTCCGCATCCACCTCGGCCACACGGCCAGACAGACCACGCAACACATACCCATCACGCTCCACCAGCAGAGCCGCAACATACGAATCGGACACAACACACCTCCAACGAAGCGAACATGGTGGGAGGTGTGGGCCTGGGGGGAGGCATCAGCCACCAACCCAGGCCCACACCAACCGACCTAGAAGGTCGGCGTAACCAGACCGGTGCCACCGACAGTGGCGATGGCCTTCGGGTAACGCCCGGCCGTGGTGGCCGAGTAGCCGTAAGCAACGAGCTTCACGGTCAGGTTGCCGCCGTTGGTCTGCTCGAAACGCAGCTCACGGGGGGCACCGTCGCCGTCCTCCCACAGGAGGATGTCGTCAGCCTTCGCCACGACCACCAGGTCCTCATTGGTGCCGGCACCGAGGTTGGTGGCCATGTTGGCGTCGGTGACGACGGGCAGACCGAACAGCGACCCGACGACCTGCCCGTACTCGGCAGCAACACCCACACCAACAGCGTTGGATGGTGCGTTCAGGCCGATCAGGGGACGGTTGGTAGAGTCGACCGCAGCGGTCAGCCAGCCCCAGCGACGGGGGTGCATGAAGATCGCGGTGGCGGGCATGAACCGGTTCGAGTTCACGCGCTGCACAGCGTCAGCGAGCTTCGGGAAGAACTCGGCCACGGTGGGGGACGCGTCGGTGTAGGTCACGGCCTCGATCCCGGCCGTGCCGGTGATGGCGGTGTACACCGAAGTGTCCAGCACCGTCGCGTAGTGCGACGCGAGGTCACCGAACACCACCAGATCGATGCCGACCCCACGCTCCAACGCCTGACGGGAAACGTCCTGCTGACCGGCGATGGTCTGCAACGAGACAGCCAAAGTCGTCTCATCGAAGTTGGTTTCCGACACGGCGTCGTTCTCGGCCGCCTGGACGGCGGTGGTGGTGCCGGTGGTGCCACGCGGGATGTTGAAGGTCATCCCACCAGCAGGCAGCGGGAGCCGCCGTACCGAGTTGGCGATCGGGCGGCCAGCCCGAGCGATCGGAGCGAACATGTCCACCAGGTACTGAGGTGGCACCAGCGCACCGAACGCACCGGTGCCGACGTCGCGGGTCTCCAGCGCCATCCGCTGATGACGCTCCAGCCGCTCCCGGGCCTGCCAGTCGCCGCCAAACTCGGAGCGGTAGGCGTCCTGGAGGAACGAGTACTCGCCGCCATCGCGGTACACGACAGGCTCAGCGCCGACACGGATCTCAGGGGACCCGTTAGGGGCAGGGAAGCGGGCAGCCACAGCGTCAGCAGCAGCACGGGCCTCTTCGAGCGCAACGAGCTCGGCCTCACGCTCCTGAAGCTGGGCGAGATCGGCATCAGCGGCAGCGACGGCGGAACGGGCCTCGCTGAACTGGATGGTCTCGGCATCAGTGAGCGCCGAATCGTCACGGGCCTCGGCCGCAGCGATCACCGAATCAATGACGGCCATATGGCCGGCGCGAGTGTCGAGGCACTCACGGATAGAAGCTCGGATCTGTTCGAGCAGGGTCATGACAGGACCTCCATGGGTCACGTTGGTTGGCACCCGTGCCGGGCGGCGCGGGTGAGTCGTGGCTCAGGTGGACCGCAGGTGGACCGCAGGTGGTGCCCCCTAGAGGGGTCCGGCGTGCGGTTCGGCGTGCAGCCCGGCGTGGGCCGGGAGTGGCTGCCTAGATAGACAGCCGGGCACGGACAGCCGAAGCCATCCGCAGATCAAGACCGCGCACCGACGGCGCTGGCACGTCGTCGCGCACCTGGGCGACGGTCGCAGGATTCGCCGGGTAGGTCACCAGCGAAACATCGAACAGTTGGACCTCGGTGATGCGCCGCTCGAGGTAGTCCGCATCCCACTCCTGACGGATCACACGGAAAGCGAAGGACATCTCATCGAGATCGCCTCGATCCATCGCGGACAGCACCGACGCCACCAGCGGAGACGAACGGTCAAGCGAGGCATCACACCGCAGGCCCACAGCGTCGGACGCCAGCGTCAGCGTCTTAGCGGCCGTGCGTGCCAGAGGTAGGCCCTCATGGTTCACCAGGAGACGCACGTCGTCACGCTCGACCACCGACTTAGCGCAAGCACCCTCAACGATCACCTCAGACCAGCCGCCACGCTCCGGGCCACCAGCCACGTCATAAGGGAACCCGTACACCGTGGCGTACCCCGACATCGACACGCCGCCGTCCTCATCCGCTCGCACCTCGGGCACAGCGAACCGCCGGGCCTCCACAGTGCGGCCACGCTGCACCACCGACAGAGACGACATGTCACCACCCAGACGGGCAGCGACCACATCAGGCAACAACTCAGACATCTGACCCTCCAGGTCCGTTCAGCGCCACCGTCTGGGCACCGACACCGCCAGGCAACGGTGGACGATCCTCATGCTCGCGAGCCTCATCCGGCGTCCCCCAACCGCCACGGATGCGCAACGTCTCCACCTCCGCCTGCGTCTTCACGTCCACCTTCACCAGCGCCCCGGTGTTGACCTTCACGTATTCCGACGGCGGCACCATCGAAGACACGAACTCCTCCATCAGAGTCACCCACCACCCCGCGTTATAGGTGAGGTAGTTCAGCGACCGCTGCTCGACGTTCGCGTACGTCTGACTGTTACCGGACTCGCCACCGATCATCTCCGGCGGCACCAGGAAGAACCCGGCGATGTCGGCCTTGTTCGCCTTGATCGTCTCCAGGAACTGGGACTCCTCCGGGCTCACCTGGATCGCCTCGTAAGTGACACCCAACCCGAGCACCACCGGCTCACGACCAGACACCGCAGCCCTAAACCGCTCCTTGATCGTCGCCGCCTGATCCTGGGTTACCGGCTGGTCTGTCGACAGCACCGCCGAAGGATGAGCACCATCACTGAACCACCGGCGACCGAACTCGCCAGCCGACAACCCCAAGCCCGTCATCGACGCCGCGTACTGCAACGGAGACAACCCGATAGGCGACCCCGGAACAGTGAACGCAGGCCAATGCACCAAGTCATCACCGACCGGACGGCCATCAAGCAACCACTGCACCGACCCAACACCAACCGGCCGAGCCGACATCCTCGACGGAGACAAGATCTCCATCTGCACCGGATACCCCAGCCGGTCACGAGCCGCCACCAGACCGAACACGTTCCCGGCCGTCAACCACGACATCAACACCTGACGACGCCACCCGATCGCATGCATGTGCACCCACGGAGCCGACAGCAGCGGGGACGGCCGCTCAACCTCCACCGGCGCACCAGCCGCCCGGCGGTACTGCTTCACCGGCAACGCCGACAAGCGGCAGATCAGATCCATACACGACCACACCGCACCCAACCGGAGCGCCTGGTCCACATCCGACACGGCACCATGACCGCCACCAGACCGACGGACACGCTCAGCCGCCAGCACCTCAGCCAGCGACCCGACAGAACGACGCTCAGGGCGGAACAGACTCATGCCCGCACCTCAACCGCGGCGACCAAAGCCACCCCGGCCACCACCAAAGCCAACGGCACCGACCACATCGACACACCGGCCACCACAAGGGCGAGACCGAACAACTCGAGCAACACGTGCAACATCGGCTCCTCTCCCTCAGTAGACGCTCATCGACACATCGACGGCAGGCATCGACACGGCGGCGTGATGGGCCAACACCACCGCCACCAGCGGCGACATGTCATGGTCCCCACGACGATCAATCAGCAGGGCATCCCCCGCCTTGCGCTTCTCCGCACGCGACACCGCGGCGGTCAACTCTGGGCGGTCACGGTGCACCACTTCCTCATCCACTACCGCGTCGAAGAACCCCGCCGTAGCCAGCTTCACCGCACCAAACCCGACCCGCTCCACCGACACACCCGCCGACTCCATGTCAGTGATCAACACAGCAGCCGGACCGGCCTCATCAACCACCACCCGACGAACCGAACCATCAGCGACCAGCGCAGCCACCTCGGCCACCACCCAGCCGGTGCCGGCGCCAGTCGCCACCACATCGACCCCGATACCACCCTCACGGCACTCGCCAGCCACCGCCACAGACGACGACGACCGATCCGGCCGCACCTCCACCGCAAGATCCACATCACCGGCCAGCCACCCCGGCCGCTCAGCACGACGCCCCGACTCCCCGCTGCGACATGCCGACCAATCAGCCTCGGCGATCACCGACCACTGAGGCCCCGGCCCGTTGCCGTCCGGCATGACGAAGATCCCGAGCCGCTCACGAGCAAACTCGGCATCGGTCAGATTCGACCGCTCCACCGTCCCAATGAACTCCTCGGTGATCATCGACCCGAGCGACGGGTTCCCCTCCAACCACGCTCCACGATCATCGATGGCCCTAGTAACAGCATCCAGGTCCGACGGGTCAACATCGACGGACCACTCGGCATAGGTGATCTCCCCAGCACGACCACGGGTGATGACCCGGCGCAACGCATCGGACTCGACCACCTCCAACGGCGCCGAGCTCGTCCACCACAACTGTGGATCAGGGCGGGCCGACATCGTGGGCAGCAGGGAGCCGAGATCGTTGATGTAGTAGGCCTCATCCAGGACCACCCGGTCCCCCGAGAACCCACGGCCACCACCCTTCGATCTGGCCTTGAACTGGAGCCTCTTCCCGTTACGAAGCTCGATCCGCTCCTTGCCGTTGGAGTCGTAGATCCTCTTGACCTCGGCCATCAGCTCCGGCGTCGTCTCGACCAGAGTCCTGATCCTGGTGAAGTGCTCCAATGACGTGTCGCCCCGGTGCGCCGTGTGAGTGATCAGATCCACCGCGTCATCGAGGAACAGCCAGTACAGCTCCGCGGCCTCCAGCACCCCGCCCTTACCGTTCTGGCGAGGAACCACCAACGCAACCTCGAACGAAGCGCAGAACCCTTCGGCGGTCTCAGCTAGTGCGGCGTCGAGAACCAGTTCTTGCCACGGGAGCAGCACCAGGCCCGCCGTCCTCGCCAGCTCCACCGCTTCCGGCCCCGCGCTTGACGCGGCCTCCGGTCGGCTCAGAAACCGAGGCGGCACCAGCGGCAGCGCGGCGGTCCTCTCTGCGACGGCGTAGCTCATCCTTGCGGCTCACCTCCGGCTCGGCGATGTCATCGAGTGCCCGCAACACTTCGAGCAGACGGCCAGTCAGAGGCGCTAGACGCTCTCGGTCGTCCTCGCCCACTAGGTCGATCTCGTGAGCGAGCTTGTCCCGAATCGCTTCGAGCGACCGGCGGTTATCGCCCGACTGCACCGCCTTGGCCACCGGGCCGACGGCATTGGATGGAGTCACCTCGACCCCCTCGGGGAGAGACTTTTCTTGGT